TTATAATACTATTGAGAGAGAGAGAGAGAGAGAGAGTACACAATTATTTGGAACTACCAAATAATTTAACATCTTTTCTTTATTTTCTTTCTTCAGCACCTCTATAGACTTGTTCGCATTGCAAGCAACAGGCACAACAACACGACTTACACCTTTATTATATAAGGCGTAAGCATTAGTGGTTGAAATAAGCTGCTTTGTTACTCTCATTATGCGTTATTGCAAGTTAATTTTCGTTTAACTGGGCGCAAAGGTAAGAAGAATAAATTAAAGGAGCAAGGAAAAGAAGAAAAAAACTCACCCCCGCCCCCTCTCCGAATGGAGAGGGGAGTAAATAGTACTGTTTGCAGGGGATTTGCTGGCTAATGGATAGGGCGTTTATCAAGTGTTTACTATATATAATAAAGGTGGAGTCAAAGGATTAAGGGGGGTAAAACGAAATGTGTAAATATAATAATTGGGTAAATGTTGTTAGATTGTTTGTATATCAGAGAGTTACAGGATAATTGAGGGTGAATGGAGCGCAAAACGAAATGTTACAATCGTGTTACATTTGTGTTACATTCGAGGGATGTTTGAACAGTGTTTGAGGAGATAATGTTACATGGGGCCGGAAAGGAGGCGATTTGGGGCGATTTTAGCGTAAGAATGGGTGTTTTATTGTGTGAGGAGTATAGAGGGCGACAGAGACGGAAAGAATGGCTGTGGGAGAGGTTGTTTTATCGTGATACAATGTGGGTGAGCTTATTTGGGCTCGCCTTTTATTTTGCTTTGTTATTAAATAATTACATGTTTAATATATCGTATATAATAACTATTTTGTATATTTGCAAACAAAAAGAGATAACTATGACAAAGGTAATACACGTACAATTGATGAATGGAAGGAAGAATTATTACTTTGGTTCTATTCCTGCAATTTACAGCGTTTTGACGGCTGAGGAGATAGGTATTAAGCAAAGTTCGCTGGAGCGTGTAGGATTGAGTAAGGGAGGGGTTGTTCTGAACAAAAAGGCTTGTATCAGGGCTGGTGAGCTTATACGCTCAAAGGTGACAAAATAAGGGTATGTATGAACAGCTAAAACGCTGATTGAACGATAGTTGAACGGCTTTCAATACGTTTTTGAACGGTTGAAAGCTGTTTTCTTTATTTTATGGGGTTGTAAAGGTGTGTTTTTAAGGTAAAAAATGGCTTTGGAGTGACATTAGGGGTGACGATAGGGGTGACAGTGTAAAACGAAATGTGTAAAGAGGGGTGACATTAGGGGTGACACTTTTTATATGTTTTTGACCACATTCACCCCCCTAATAAGGACAAAAAAAGGCGGATTGATGCCGTTTTTTGCCGTTTTACCCCCCCCTTTATTCCACAAAACAGGGGGTATAATACCATGTGACGAATAAAAATAATTTCGTAGAACACCCTATTTATCGGGCTTTTTAGCTATATTTGCGGTGTAAAATCATTAAAAAATGTGCGTGTGTCGCATAAGGAGGGTAATATGAAATATAAAAATGTTGCAGAATTGATTAATAAATGGGAGTCGTTAATGGGTAAAGAACAGACATTATGTAGATTGAGAGCAATGCGCAATTATGCTGTAGAATGTCTGAAAGAGCATCCACACGAGAAATGCGCAGATGCTCTTGATGATAATATGTGCCTACTTGAGGCAGTTGTTGCTGAAGCAGAGGCTCTTCTTCAATAGTTGGAATTAATCATCTATAAAAACAGCGTCTTGGATATTACTTGATATATCACTCAATACACCAATATTTAAACGCTTAATGTATTTTCCAAGATCTTGATAAGTGATGTCAAATGACTTTTTGTGTACCTCGACCTTTTCCGTGTTCCCTAATCTTTCGGCAACTTGCTCATAAGGTTCGTGGTCTGAAGCTCTTTCGACCAGATATGCCGAAACTGTTAGTGGGTACTCTCCTATTGTTTCTCCATCCGAGAACTCAAGACCCAGCAGAAACCACCCGTGAAGGTCAATACCATTATCTTTACACATTCTCCACAAAAAATCATTCATGTGTCCGTCAATTGCAGCAATACCCTTCATGTCATTGTTCTGCGTACCAATTTCATTTTTGAGAAGACTAAAATTGAAATCTTTCATTGTTAATAGAGTTTAGTTAATAATTATATAGTTTGTTTTTTTCTTACTCGAGATTTACGTGCCCTATAACGAGTGCGATACCAGTTATTTCTTCCTTGGGTATATCGAAAGGAGGATATTGGGTGTTCTCGCTTACTGCAGAGAGCGAGTTTGCTGTAGTACCTGGCATTAGTCGTTTGATGAGTAGTCCTTGTTCACGTGTTGCAATGACATGTGGTCGATTCCATTGTATGAAACCTGAGTTATGTATGATAGTACAGCCAACGATATCACCAGCATTGTATTTAGGTTGCATAGAGTCGCCTGTTACTTCGATCATGAAATCTACACGTTGTCTTTTCCATTTGGGAATGACATAATATTCTTTTACGTCACTCTTAGCTATAACAAAGTCTGCACTCCCGAAACCAGCAGCAACCTTTGGCGTTACTAAAGGAATCAACTCTTGTGTGGCGTGTAGAGGGTCAAGGCATCGGAATGCCTCAGGAAGTCTATCTTTTGCTGTTGGCGTGCTCGGTTGCGTTGTTACTTGTGGCTCTTGTATTGTGGGCTTGAGCATGGGACCCTTGCCTGTGAGAAGCCACTCAGGAGAAACGTTTACGCATTTTGCATAAACAATATCAATATCAAAGGTATTCCGGCTAATCCATGTATTAATAGCCTGTGGAGATACGCCTATCATACGAGCAAATTCTGACTTATTTCCGTCAGAATAGTGTTCTATAAGCTTTAAAAGTCTATCCTTTTTCTCCATAATTAAACATTTTGCGTAAAATAATTGCCTAAATATTTGTTTTGTTTATGCAAAGTGTTTATCTTTGCAGCGTGTTAAGTTTATTAACAGCGTCCAAAGATACAAAAAAGGGGCGTTATTTGCAAATGTTTAATAACCAAAATAACTGGTTTATGGCAACAAAGAAAGTTTATGATGCATGCTGTCAGTGCATACGACAGATGAACCTACAACAAGTAACGAGCGCAGGCTGCAGAAAAATAACAAAGCCAGCAATGTCTTTCTTATTTGGAAAGACAGAACTGGTTACGGAAAAGGAGTTGATGCGCTGCGGCGAAATTGAACAGCGCCGCCACCTTAATGAGGACGCTATTTTGCGGAGCATTTACATTGAATTGTATTCGAAGGTGAAACCTTTTGTCAAACACTCCAATATGGTCGGTCATACATAGGATGTCGATAGAACTGGCAAAATCGTGGCACTGTTGAACGAGTGTCTCAACGAGTGAGAGTCCCCGTTCAATGGTATCAGCTTCTGGTTCAAACCAGAACTGATAGATGACATTTATCTCTTCGGTCATGGGTGTTAATTTTATAAATAGTCCCAAAGATACGAAAAAGAAAATTGATTTAAATGTATAATAAATAAAATATATGGAAAAACAGATCTATGTAAGTAAGAAAGGTAAGGCTTATTTATGTGAAGTCTTTAACTGCACCACAGTGATGGTATGGAAGGCTCTGAACTTCAAAAGCGACAGCGAACTTGCAAGGAAGATTCGCTTCACAGCACTAACACAGCTGAATGGAACCCCTAATTGGAAGCAGGCTGACGTTGAGACTACTCACGAAGAAGCTGAACAGACAATGACACAGACCTTCGGTGAGCGTGTGAAGTTGGTTGTGGACCGCAAGGATGGCAGCGTGAGTGTCTTTGTTGATGGAGTTATGACACGTCGAGAGCAGGATATGAACATCCCTGCCTTCGTGGAGCTGCAGAGTGAAGTTGAATTGATGGCTATGAGCTTATAACTATATTTGGGATGGAATACTTCAACAAGATATTGTGCGTAACCTACGCGGAACTGACTGGAGGTAGTGATGCAGTTATTAAAGCTGCTACATTACGTCAGAACATGAGCCGTGGAAATATTGTCAGCGTACACCGTGGAGGTGGCGAGGGCGGTCAGGCACTTTACGCATGGAGTTCCATTCCTCAGAAATACAAGGCTCGGTATATGGAACGATACGGTGATCCAGAGCAACGAATGAAGGAAGCAATGATGCGTGACCGCATACGGCTTGACAGCGAGGCACGTGAGTTCTTTGAAAACTTCACCTATGAGAAGAACGGCAAGCAGGAACATCTTACAGAGAAACTCATTGAAGAGTACACCATTAATGCGAGTGTTCTGAAAGAACTGTTGAAGATGATGGCACAGCGTAGAGCTATTCGTCAGAGTCTGAACGGCAGCACTACAGGGGCTTGGGAGGTAATCTATCAGAGTTCTGAAGCTATGCGCGAAGAGTATCAGCACACCCTTCCACAAAATGAAGCGCGACTGAAGGCAAAGATTAAGGCTTTCAAGGCAGATGGCTACAAGAGCCTTATCAGCGGTAAGGTTGGAAATAAGAACACGCAGAAGATTACTGACGAGTTCGGACAGCTACTCATCGCACTGAAGCGTTGCAGGGTTCCAGTCTACACCGATGCGCAGCTCTTTGACGAGGCAAACCGCCAGGCGGAAGCAAACGGCTGGAAGCCACTGAAAAGCCTTAGCGGTATGAAACGATGGCTGAACAGTGCTGCGATTATGCCACTATGGTACGATGCTGTGCATGGTGAGCAGGCAGCACGACAGAAGTTCGGACGTAAGCACCGGACGGCATTGCCAACGAAACGTGATGCGCTGTGGTATGGCGACGGTACGAAGCTTAACCTCTACTACCAGGACGAGAACGGCAAGGTGCGCACCATGCAGGTCTATGTAGTCATTGATGCGATGAGTGAAGTGATGCTTGGTTGGCACATCAGCGATAGTGAGGATTACGAAGCGCAATATCTCGCTTACCGCATGGCAATTCAGACAAGCAAGCACAAGCCCTACGAGATTGTTCACGACAACCAAGGCGGACATAAGAAACTGGATGCCGACGGACTGTTTAAGAAGCTTTGCCACGTGCATAGGACCACGCAACCTTATAACGGCGAATCAAAGACCATTGAGGCGGTGTTCGGTCGGTTCCAACAACAAGTGCTGCATAAGGATTGGCGTTTCACAGGTCAGAACATTACGGCAAAGAAGATGTCGAGCCGTCCGAACCTTGAATTTATTGAGGAAAACAAGGACTCACTCTATACGCTTGAGGAACTGAAAGATGCTTACGCAAAGGCTACTAAGGAGTGGAACGAAATGGCGCACCCTGCATACGGCAAGAGTAGACAGGAAGCCTACGACAGCAGCGTGAATGAGGAAACGCAGCAGGTTACGGCACACGACATGGTGGATATGTTCTGGGTAACGGCTAAGCGTATGAGTACCTTCACCGACCAGGGGATCAGCGTAACGATTAAGAAGGAAAAGCGACAATACGAAGTGATGAGCCAGCCAGGCGTTCCAGACCACGAGTGGCGCAGGCAGCACACTTACGAGCGGTTCGTTGTTAAGTATGATCCTTACGACTTCGGAAGCATTCGCCTCTATAAGAAAGAGGCTGACGGCAGTCTGCGATTTGAACGAGTAGCAGAGCCTTACGTTGTGATACATCGTGCGATACAAGAGCAGACAGAAGGCGAGGCTGCATTCATCAGACAGGAACAGGCTGCGAATACCACTGACCGCATTGAGCGTACCGTTGCAGGACGTGAGATTGAAAAGGCTCACGGCGTAATGCCAGAGCAGCACGGATTACGTAGTCCAAAGCCTAAGGGAATGACAGCAGCTGAACGCAGACAGATTGAACGTCGTACTGGCATCTATAGCAAGTCGCCAGAAGAGTATAAGATAGGACGAAAGACGAAGCAAGTAAGCCTTGAAGACTGGGCGGAGGTTGAGATGGCAGTGGTTGATATGGCTTCGGTAGCTGGAAAGTATTGAAAGGTAAAATCGTAAAAATAAAGACAATATGAAACTAACAAAAAATGAAAAAGGACAGATTCAGGAGTGCTTGAAGCAGTATGTCAGCAAGTACCCAAGCCAGAATAAGGCTGCGCAGAGTCTCACGGGTATTAGCAGCGCAACATTGAGCACGCTGTTGCAAGGCAAGTGGGAGAATATTTCGGACGATATGTGGCGCAACCTCGCCTCACAGTTGGAGACAACGTCCAGCAATGACTGGCAGGTGGTCGAGACGAAAGCCTTTCAGGAAATGACCCTCGTCATGAAAGATGCCCAGGCTGTGAAGAATGTCACATGGATAGTGGGAGAAGCAGGCTGTGGAAAGACAACCACGGCGCGCCTCTATGCAAATGAGAACAATGAGGTGTTCTACATCTTGTGTTCTGAAGACATGAAGAAGAGTGACTTTGTACGGGAGATTGCACGCCGCATCGGTCAGCGTACAGAAGGCTACAGCATCAGAGAACTGCTCGACAGGATCATTGACGACCTTATTCAGATGGAGGCACCGCTGCTTCTTTTTGATGAAGCCGACAAACTGCCCGAGCGAGTATTCCACTATTTCATCGACTTGTACAACAGATTAGAGGATAAGTGTGGTATCGTCTTCTTCTCTACAAGCTATATCAAGCGTCGTATGACCATGGGGCTGCGCTACAACAAATGCGGATATAACGAGATACACAGCCGTATCGGCCGCAAGTTCTATGAACTGGAACAGACCGCCCCTCATGATGTGTATGCAATCTGCATGTCAAACGGTGTGACAGACAAAGGACGCATCTCAGAGGTTGTTAAAGATGCAGAAGAATATGAATTCGACCTGCGGCGCGTGAAGAAAAATATTCATAGAGTTAAATTGATGGCTGCTCAAACAGCGAAAAATCAGCGTTTGAACAGCGGTAAAACAGCAGAATAATGAACAGGGCAATGTCAATAACCGATATGCTGCGTATGAAGAAAGAAACCTACCCTTTTGAAAGAGAATGGGCAGACGCCTTCGGAGCACCGGAGCGAGGAGGCGTATGGTTCATTTGGGGACGTTCTGGAAGCGGTAAGACCAGCTTCACGATGAAGCTCTGCAAAGAGTTGGCAAAGTACGGGAAGATAGCCTACAATTCCTTGGAAGAAGGTTTCTCTCTGACAATGAAGAATGCACTTATAGAGGCAGGTATGCAGGACGTTGCACGGCGGTTTATCCTCATCAGTGAAAGCATGAAAGACCTTGACGGCCGTCTCAAGAAGCACAAAAGCCCGGATATCATTGTGATAGACAGCTTTCAGTACACACAGATGAGCTTTAAGGATTATCAGAAGTTTAAGAACCGACACCGGGATAAGCTGCTCATCTTCATCAGTCAGGCAGAAGGAAACAAACCTTCAGGTCGTACAGCGGTGAGTGTGATGTATGATGCAGCCCTGAAGATATGGGTGGAGGGTTATCGGGCAATCAGCAAAGGACGGTATTTCGGGAGCAAGGGCTATTACACGATATGGGAGGAAAGAGCAAACATATATTGGGGAAAAACTAAAGAGTAAAGCTATGGCAAACAAGCGAGACAACCTGTTGTACAGGCTACGAAAAAAGGGCATACAGGCCAATACCCGCGAACGCGTTATCTTCTTCGGCGTGGGTGGCGAGCCGTTCAAGCTAATACAGATAAGGCGGCTCTGCCGTGAGTTTCATTTCAATGTGCAATTAGTAATACAATAGACAAATGAATACTTATATTTTAATGTTATCAAAAACCTTTCCAAAGGGACATCTCCATGCCGGAGAACAAACCTTTTTTAAGGAGAAGCTCGGTATAAGCAAACTGCATACTATTCGTGCAAATTATCCTCTATGGGAACAGCGTATTGCAGAAATACAAGCAGGTAAAGGTGTATTGTCTATCCGGCAATGGGTGGGCGAACCATATAAGAGCAAACAGGTTGAAATTACACAGCTGACTGCAAATGAGGGTGTCGGTATTCAGAAACTAATATTTATCGACAATAATATCATGCTACCTGTTATTGAATATGGGTCAGGTAACGAATTCAAATCAATGGATAGATACATGTTTGCAAAAAATGACGGCCTTTCTTTCAAAGATTGGAAAGCGTGGTTCAGAAACTATGATTTATCAAATCCGTTGGCAATCATTCATTTTACAAATTTTAGATATTAATATTAAGATGAGCAAGGAAAGACGAATCATTGAGATTGCTCCAGGGCTGTTGAGCCCAGGAGGGCGCATGGGAGAGCGCTTTTTGAGCCGTGGGCACGTGTGCACCTATTGTCAAGGGAATGGATACCGTTGGCAGGAGGACGACTGGCAAGAACGATACAAGTTAAAGTGCCCAATATGTGAAGGTAGCGGTAAACTTGATGCAGTGATTAATGTTGAGTGGAAAGCTTCAAAAGAATAGTTATGGAAATGTTAAGATACAAGTCTGTCTGTCCGAACGACAAACCGATGTGGCTGTTAAAACTACAGATGGCAATCAGTAATACTTACTCTCTACGAGGAATAGAAGATACTGAAGAGGAATGGAAGCAGTTGAAAGACTTTATAGACTGGTTTATATCTAAGTTGTATGTTCGCAAAGACATAGCAGTGAAAAGCGATATAAGCACCTACCTTATGAGAGAAGATGGTCAGACCCAACTGCTTATCAAACGAAACGGAAAATTAATTCAAACATATTATATCAGTAAGTAAACGAGTAGACGAGTGAATGAGTAAACAAGTTATCAGTACGATTAACATGTCAACTTGTAAACCCGTAAACTTGTCAACTAAAACAAAAAAGATTATGACTACATTTTTAGACGAAATCAAACGCAGATTGCAAGTATGGCACGAACAACGCGCTGAGCGCATAGAAGCTAAGCGACAGGCACGGCTCGACGCAGAGGCACGTGAAGCCGTACAAGTAATGGAATTCAACGGCGAACTCTATGTATGTGTGCACGGCATACCGCTGTTCGGTGAATGTGATCTTAGTGACGACCTTACAGAGGCTGTAGCTTCTGGCCGTAAAGCGTATAAAGACTGGAAGGAGGAAAAACTATGGGAACGGACAGGAACTACGCTCGATTTTATACGTTGCTGAAGAAGATGCCTTGCGTAGACAAGGAAACGCTGGTGTATCAGTTCACACAAGGACGGACAGTTCACCTACGCCAGATGACAGCAAGGGAATATGAAGTAATGTGCCGCCAGATGGAGGATATTACAGGGTATGACGAGCGAAGACGTAAGCAGTATGATATCCTACGCAAGGCACGTAGCGGAGTACTTCACCAGTTGCAGATATACGGCATAGATACGACAGACTGGAACCGTGTAGATGCTTTCTGTAAAGACCCACGTATAGCAGGAAAAACATTTAGAGCATTGACAGTGGATGATCTCAATGCTTTGAACACAAAAATAAGAATGATCATCCGAAAACAAAAAACAGATTAATATGGTAAACATTAAGAATCTAAGTAAGGAAGAGCGTGCGAAGCTACTTGCTGAGTTACAGAACGAAGAAAAGCAGAGTCGCATTGAACGCCGTGAGACCTATGAGGGGCTACGTGCTGAGATGATGCACGATGTGTGGCAACGCTTAACACGTATCGTGACTGACGTGCGTGGCTTCCACGACTGGTTACAGGGTGAAGTTGAGAGCTTCGTAAGTGTGATGCGTGATTATGGTCAGGTTCGTAAGAACAACCAACGAAGCTACACGATTACTGACGGCGATTTCCGTCTTGAAATCTCAAGTAATAAGGTGAAAGGCTTCGACGAGCGTGCAGACCTTGCAGCAGAGCGTCTAATCGACTACCTCAAGCGTTATATGAAGCAAAGCGAGAAAGGTTCGGACGACCCAATGTATCAGATGGCAATGACACTGCTTGAGCGCAATAAGGCTGGTGACCTCGACTACAAGAGTATCTCTAAGCTGTACGAATTGGAGGATAAGTTCGATAGTGAGTATTCAGAGATTATGACGCTTTTCAAGGAGGCGAATGTGGTTCAGAAGAACGCTATCAACTACTACTTCTATCAGAAGAATCCGAAGACCAATGTTTGGGAACGCGTAGAACCAAGCTTCTGTAGGTTATAAAAGCCTCCCCAAGCCCCTCTTTAGGGGCTTGGGGAGGCTTCTTTATGTGTCCGTACACATAAATACGTGCTTTTATCATGTAATCACTTGCAAATAAGCTGATTATTTGTTAAATTTGCACGTAATGGGGAAAGGACGAGATAAAGCACTCATAGAGTTGCGCGACGAGGCATTATGCCGCCGCTACTACTACTGGACGGAGGAACGACGCCTCCGTTTCGATGATGCGTTGACATTACTCTCAAAACAAGAGTTTTTTATCTCCGAAGAGCGCATTATGGCCATCATCCGCCGCAAGTGCCGTGAGATAAAGGACATTCAGCTGCGACCAGTTCCCAAAGTGAAAGTACCACGATTGACGGCACAACAGTTAGAATTGTTTCAAAAGTAAAAAGGTAAGAGATGTTGGATAACGAGAAAAAGGTAAAAGGATAAGGATTCCTTTTATCTTTTTCTTTTTTATCTGGCAGCCGAATCGTCGTGCAACTCAAACTGAAAGACATATTCATACACCTTAATCATACCCGGCAACGAATAGAACCTTGTTTTCGTGCGATACAGCGGACCCATGTCGTCGTTGTGACGCGAACATTGAAGCACGGTGTACAGACGGTTCGCAAGGCGTAAACGTTCTGCAGCCTTTTCCGTTGTTCCCGAACCGATGTGCGTATCGTCATAACAATCAATGGCAAGCCGTGCTGTAAGCGTAACGACTCCTTTCTGCACACCCATGCCCACTTCGTTCCAGTCGGCTTCCATGTTGCCTATAAGAGCGCAAGGGAATGTGACGGGGTAAGTGTCTTCAGCTGTTTCCAGCTGCCCGCAGTCCTCATCTACGAGCGACAATTCTGGTATCTCACGACTAATGAGATTGAGGATTGACGTAAAAATCTCTTCCATATTCTATATTCCTAAAACATTGGTAATCTCCTGTTCTATTTTCTCATTGATGCGCTGCGTGAGCTCCTCACTCTCACCGAGAAACTGCCGTCGAGGAATCTTCACCGAGAGTTTTTGTTTCCGTGTAAGTGCAAGATTACGCCAGAACTCCGCCTGTGGTGACGCTGATTGCGCTGTAGCCTTTTTCTTACCCCGCTGTCCCTTTGAATCTTTACCCGATGCCTTGTAATACATATACCACGCAAAACGGCGCATACGGGGCGTAACAGTGGGGCTGACAGTGCCACCCTGATTGTGTATGGCAGCATAGGGCAAATCATTCGAAACCGTCACACGATAATCGCCAGGCACGTATTTAATGGAACTGAACAGATGGTTGCGCCCAGAGAGCAGCGGACCATACGAAGCTGATGCCGAAGCAGAACCTGACTGCTGTCGCCTTGTCACAGCCCACTTTTGCAAACCTCGATTAACGAAGCCACCTTTGCGGAAGTTGTCCTGATAATGATCCTTAGCCATGCGCCCCACCTTTACAGGTAATTGCCGTCGAACAAGTTGATCAACCTCCCGACTTTGCCTTTTTATGAGTTCCGAAAAATCTTTTATATCCATTTGCTTGCTTTATTCGTTGATTAGTTGTATATTTGCAGTGGTTCTGGTCGAAGGTATCGTCCCCGACCGGAACCTCCTACAATGTCAGGCTTTCCACCTGACATTTTTTATTTATAGATTATCAGCTTATTTTTCCAATGTATCATAATGGTTCTTTCTTTTTTACTTCTTGACAGATAGTTGGTTATGGTGCTATGAATCGTTGTTCTTGCGACAGAAGAAGGTATTTCCAGAATGATATTATCTGCTTGCTTTTTAGCTTTCTTAATATGATTCTCAATAGCGTTCTTTTGTTGTTTAATGGTTGCACTACGGTTCATACTTAGCATACTCTTTCCATCAAATAGTTTTCCGCCAATTAAAAAGTCAGGGTTTTTACCCTCAAATACATCTGAAGGTAACAGTTTTGCACGAAGAGCCTTCTGCGTTGGATTCATAGGATCAAGCCGTGGCAAAAGATAAACCTTAGTCTTGAGTTTATCAGAAACAAATTTTGCTAATCGCTCATTCTCTTCCACCTCATTCTTTCCATGATAAGGACTTGTAAACACCTGCCCTTTATAAGCGTCTTTATAAGTTTCTACTTTAGGAGGTTTCACGTCAACAGCATCTGCTTTGTTCAATTTAGAATCAATATACGGACAATGATAGCAGTCCTTTACTCTATCTCTGAACAGTCGCTTGAGCCTATCCTTGAACTTCGGAGTATAGAACGGACAATCGTCACACGAAGCGGGGAAATACGGGTGATCGTCAGAGAACGTCTCTCCCGTTGTGCCAGGGTTGCCTTTCAACCCAGCCTGCGGCTCTGAGTGTACGTCCTCAGCAGGCACAGGCGTAACCGCCTCGTCAGTACTCGTCAGGCTGCACTTACAATTCCATCGGTCGCCTGGGCGGTGCTCCGTCCAGAACTCATCATCAATCGGGCGTATCGTTCCCCAGTACTTCCTATGATCTTCCCCTGGGTGCAGGCTCGTTGAGGGCATCCACTTGAGGTTAGGCAGCACATCTCGTTCGCGGAGGAACTGCTGCCAGTCGGCTGTCTGATGCGCCCTTAGTACGGCTGTATCGTATTCTGTCCGTAGCCATGCGCCACACTGATGCGAAGCAATCGGCAGAACATCCTTCAACCACTGATTGAAAGGCTTTAAACCGCCGTTTGAATCCAGCATCCGTACAGCCATGTCGTTTTGAGCACGATGCACTTTGAAGGCAGAGAACACCTCATTGCTGTGTTTTAACTGCTGCTTGAAATCCTCATCACGGTCAACAGAAGGAAACGCATCATTAGTAGCCTGATTGAATACCTCACGAATGGCATCGTATAAGTAAGGTTCTATCTCTGTTTTCACATTGAACATCTTTCGATAGATGTTTGTCAAAGCCTTTCTTAACACGTCCTCACTTATCAGCATGTTCATGGCTGGCGCATCGTCAGCATCAAAGTAGTTTTGATTGACTACCAGTCTAAACGAGCCCCGTCCTTCGGGGCTTTCACGAAAAAAGAGCGGAGGCGATTCTTGAACTTTGAGACTTGAGTTTTTCCATTTGATGTTTGCGTAGTACCATCAGGATCTTCCTCTTTAGTCTGTTGCTTTAGTTTTTCTTCACGTGTTTTTTTATCCTCCAGCTGCTGTTGCTTCTGCTGGTCGTAGTTTTTAGGTTTTTCTACACCAAACTTCTCATAGAGATAATCATCATCAATAGGAAGAGAGAAAGTCGTGTGCAGCTGCGTAAGTACACTCATCTCCGTATTCGGATCAATGTCTTTCTTCTCAGGGAAGCAGAACTTACCACCAGCTGTGTTTATACCCATGTGTGAGAAGATGTCAGTCATATCATAGTTCAACACGTTGAGCACATATTCACGATCAGCCTTAGCAACACTTTCCTCCACCTTCTTATGTACCGTTCCCAGAGCCTGCGTACCCTTATCTGACGACTCCGTTGTTAGTGTGTTGCCCAGAACAAGCTTTGAAATCTCGCTATTACAGCGTTCCACCAATCTCTCATATACATCAGCCGAACCAGTTTTGTTGCCCGCCTCACGCAATTGAAGTTCTGTATCCTTGCCATGAATGAACGTGGCGAGCGATCCAATAGAGTTGGCATCATTCAAAGCTCTTGCACGTGCATCCTCATCGTCGGTCTCATAGATATATTCTTGAATGGGCATACCGAAGACTTCTGAGAATTGTGCCCAGTCGGCAGTTGTATTGCGTTTATAAATGACCCATGGAGCAGCCTTTGCAAGTAGTCCAAGATCGCTACTCCTACCAATAAAGAGTAAGTCGGCAAACTCTTCCCAAGGTGTACCAAGCAAATCTGTTTGGCGGGTAAGAATGAGCTTACGTACAGGCTCCACATGCTTACGTGGCACAAGGTCATAATCTATCCATTCTCCGTTCTTATAGAACTGAAGTAAAGAAAAGCCCCAAAAGCGTGCATCAAGAATGTCTGCTACGCAGCGATAGAACCAGGGAGACAGAATCTGTTCATTAATAGCATCATCGGGCTTTCCGTTGCGTTGGAACTCGATACTTGAGCATAGCACGGCATTCTTTCTTTTTTCTATGACACTTGAAAGATGCGTATCAAGCAATATGTCCGTATAGAGGTCGTATAGCTTAGAACGTTGCGAATAATCTACATTCTCTGCAGCCTTAATAGCTGTCATGAAGTCAGCCGTGTCGATATTGAAGCGCTTAGGCTGCGTAATCCTTACAATGGCAGGCTGCTTCTGCCCGGGACGTGGAATATTCCCACTGATAGTAATTCGTGTATTCTTCTTGCTCATGATTATAATCTATTTACTCGTTTCGTATTACTTTTGAACATCAACGGAGCTTTAGCAGCTCTTACGTCTTCTGGTAGTAGCGGTGCTCCATCAATGGATATATCTTCCTTCGCTACAGCCTTCATCCACTCCACGGCTCTCTCGTATCGATCTTTGCGCACTTGTGAAAGCTTCATGGGATTATGAATGCAGAAGATGTGATAGACAGTTATATCAATGACCATCATCAAGATGAGTTGATTGCGTGCTTCTCCTGAAGCCGAGAAAATGACATCGCAGTCGTAACGCTTAGATAGGTAGCCTCGCATTTCAGCAATAGCCCTATCCTCACATATCTCAACGAGTGACTCATCGTCCCTAACAAGTGCATCAAGTATCTCTCGGTGTACACTTGCATCATAGTCCTTTATATCAATAAACTGGCTCATATCCTATATTTGTTTTTGTTTCTTACGCTTCTGCGTGATTGTGTAAGAGGTCGATCTGCACGCTGTGCTGTCTGGTCAATCTTTCTGTTGCCACCCTCCACAGCATCAGGTCCATCGGCAGGGTATTTCAGCGAGAGCGTGAACAACTTGAACTGATCCTCTAACTCCTTCATGTGAGGGTTATCCTGTTCTGCCTCATTAAGAATCAAGTTTCCTTCACGATTCATTGGTTCAAGATTAGCCTCTATACGAGTTGCTTTATCCGTCTTCTTCTCCTCGTCCCCTTGTATATATAATGTGATGTTACGCTCTTTGCGAACCTTACGCACAAGCGGACGAAACACCTGCTGAAAAAATGGATCTTGAAGTTTATTATTCTCCATCCAGCAATAGACATTGGTGCGCCCAGCTACATATTCAAGCAGCTGCACATACCAGTCGATGAACTCTGAGTTGAGTGCCTGTGCAAGGCGTGCCTTAATTACGTAGAGTTTTCCGTCTTTCTTTCCAAGCAGCATTACAGCTTTGAATGACTTTCCTTTCTTTCCCCGGCTTTCTCCTGGAGCTGGATCACCATAGATGATGAGAAACTTGAACTTAGACAGTGGTGGTACCTTACCATAAACAACCTGCTTGAATATCTCACCTTCCGAAATAGGGTTGTTGAAATACTCATGCTGCTGTGAAAGTGTGGAAATCTTAGATAGCGTTCGGTCTATATGTTCCTCAGTATTTTTTTCAGGCCAGGTGCTCTTACCATTCTTATCACGGATATTAATAATATCCCAATGGTCTGCTTTTTCTCCAGCACGTGTGACACAGCAATCCTTTGCGATGATGTTCCCGCAGAAGATAATCAGGGTAGGTTCTGATGTTGAGCGTGTCGGATAGAGAGCTTGCTCCCACCACTCCCAACGCTTTTGTATAGTGTCAGGGTTCTTGGTATCCTCGTCAGTATCAAAATCGTCTACAAGTAGTACATCTGGACGAATGGCCTCATTACGTGAACCACGGGGCGACTGCCCTGCGCCAATGGCACGAAAAGCCACACCGCCCTTTGTTATAAACTCATCTTCCGTCCATGCACCAATGGTCCGCTGTTTGCCATAATAAGCTATGATACGTCCGTTTGCTTCAAGATTACCTCTGTAAGGGTCAAGTAGCCGAATCGCATTATCCTTACTATTAGAGGTGAGAATAACATTTCTCTTCTTGCCAGTTAAGGTGAGGTACATGACAACAAACATTGTAATAGTAGACTTTGCCAGCTCACGAGACCATGACAAAACTTCATACCATTCCTCATGTGCTATCATACGTCGGATAGCTCGCTTTTGGAAGTCTGCAAACTCATACTTAGCGTAGTTTGGAAAGAAATATTCTATCCATTCTATGGGGTGTGCCTCAAGATAGATACGATGCCTTTCTCGATCAGCTACACTCATTTCCTTGTCTACAGGAGTTGAGCGCATAATATCTTGGCGATATTTCTCCCAGTCAAGGAGCGCATGTTTATCGATTTGTTTCATATCTATAGAAGTGATTTAATGAATGCGTCAGAGAGTTGCGTAATTTCTTTTGCTTTCTCAAGATCTATGGGACGTAAGAACTCGATAAATTTTGTCTGCACGCTGATAACATCAGCTATACCAATATCAGTCTCCATCTTACGAATTGCAGCAGAGAGTTTTCCCAGGATGTCGGCCTCTGTACTATTGGCAAAACGTTCACCTTCTGGCTTCTCTGCAATTTTACTGTTTATCTCAGCCACCTGGCGATATAGGTTAGATACTTGTTCCTCGCGTGTCAGGGTAAGCCCGACCTTCTGCTTCTCCCATTTTCCGTCAGCTATCCACCTGTTCACTGTCACACGGGCGACACCCACACGGTCAGCAATCTCCTGCTGTGTGAGGTTCTCTTTGAGATAGAGCGTCTTTGCCCATTCCTTTTTCTGTGTATTGCTTAAATCCTTTGTCATTTGCACCTAAATTATAGTGCAAAGGTGGGGCGATTTCATGATGTTTGCAAATCGTGTCCGCATGATGCAACTTTATAACGTAAAGAGTTAGTTATAAGGTTTGTATGATAAAATGGCCGTTTGCAAAGTCGGAGAAAATCTTTCACCTTTGCATCAAAATCCGCAATGTGTGAAAGTGAAATAATAAAGAAAATGAAATCAAAAACATTCTTTAATATCATACCAGGTGAGGAAACCTGTTGCATTCTCCTTTATGGAGATATCGGGGATAGTTATGGTGCTGTCACCAGCAGTCAGATTACCAGTGAACTGATGGCAGCAGAGGCAACCTATAAGAATATAGATGTTCGTATTAATAGTATTGGTGGCGAGGTCTATACGGGCATTGCTATCTTTAACGCTTTGAAAGCGAGTAAGGCGAACATAACAATCTATGTTGATGGTGTAGCAGCATCCATGGCAAGTGTTATAGCCTTATGCGGGAAGCCTCTCTATATGAGTCGATATGCCCGTTTGATGCTGCACAGCGTCAGTGGTGGTTGCTATGGCAATACCAAGGACATGAAAGATATGATTTCACAGATGGAAAGCCTTGAGGATACGCTCTGTGATATGTATGCAAGCAAATTGGCTCAAGATAAAGAGACCATCAAGACAAACTATTTTGATGGAACAGACCACTGGCTTACAGCAGAACAGGCAAAGGAACTCGGTTTTATTGATGGTATATATGATGCCGACCCTGTTCCTGAAGAGAGTACACCCGAACAGATTTACACAATATTCAATAATAGGCTCAACGAGTCACAAAACATTTTAGACATGAATTTAGAAGAATTGAAGAAACGTCCGCAGTTCAAGGACTGTGCGACAGATGCGGAGGTACTGGCACGTCTGGATCAGTTAGAAGCAAAGGCTGGTAAGGTTAAGAGCCTTGAAGAAGAGAACATATCGCTTAAAGCACAGGTCAAGACTTTTGAAGACGCTGCCGAGGAAGAGGCCGCTGCAAACCGTAAGACGCTACTTGATGCAGCAGAACAGGATGGACGTATCAATGCTGAGACACGCTCTGTCTATGAGAACCTACTGAAGGAACACCCTGAGGATGGCAAGAAAGTGCTTGCATCATTGCCTACAAAAAAAATGGTCAAGGATACCTTGCCTAGTGGTCAACCACTTGAGGAAAGTCCATGGGAGAAGCGTCAGCGTGAAATAAGAGATAAATTCCACGGAAAGTTATAAGCAACCATGAGAGTAATAACCAAATAAAATAGAACAATGGCAATAACAATTAAAAACACCAATTACAATGGTGAGGTGCTGGAGCAGCTCCTAACTGTAGCAACAACGAGTAATGAGATTGTTGAGAAAGGTCTCATACATGTTATTCCAAACGTTGCTAAGAAAATCTCCATTCCACGACTTCGCACCAATAAGATGCTGCAAAGGCAGAAAGAAGACCCACAGGTGAGTGACAGCAAGGGAGGATTCGATTACTCTGAGAAGGCACTTGAGCCTGTAGATTTCATGGCTTTTACTGTATTCAACCCACGCACATTCGAGAGTGTCTGGCGTCCTTTTCAACCGAAGGGTGACCTTGTGTTTGCAGAGCTTCCTCCGAACGTCCAGAATCAGCTTCTTGATGCTCTCTCAAAGCAAGTTCAGTTTGAGCTCGGTACCCACTATGTGAATGGTGAAAAAGGAAGTGATGATGATCACCTGTTCAATGGTATCTTGACTCAGGCAGCTAAGGATACAGATGTTATCATAGCAAAGTCTGATTCGACTAAGATGACAGAGCGTCTTGCAGCGATTCGCAAGGTAATTCCTGTTGCAATCCGTGAGAATCCAAATTTGCGTATCCTAATGAGCGTAAACGACTTCGACAAGTACGATGAAGAACTTACTTCTCGGGAGTACAAAAATCGTGACGAAACGACACGCAACATCAAGCGATACAAGGATATTCAGATTGAAACTCTTGCGGCTTGGCCTGACGATCTCATCGTAGCTACATTGTGTAGTCCTGATGCGATGACATCTAACCTGTTCGCAGCTGTGAACCTACAGGATGATGAGCATGTCATCAAGATTGACAGAGTGAGCAACATGAGTGAGCTCTATTTCTTTAAGATGTTGATGAAGGCTGATACTAATATCGCATTTGGAGAAGAGTTCGTAGTTCTTGATAAGCGCACTTCCCCGAAGTTCCTTGCTCACGGATAAAAAACATTGTATAATTATTAAAAATAAACAAAATGGAAAAGACAATTAAGCAAGAAGAGAACGAGGTAAAGAAGGTTACTATAAAGGTAACAGAAGATTTCCTTGATAAGTTTGATACCTCTGTTCGCTATGAGGTAGGAACAGAGTTAGAGTTCGAAGAGGAGCGTGCAAAGGACGTTGTCAATCGAGGTCTGGCAGAATTTGTTGAACCTACTCTTCTCCAGGGTTAATGAGTAATCCTATGAAGTACCTTGTAATCCACTGCACCGCCACGCCGGAAGGACGTGAGGTAAGTGCTGCGGAGATACGCCACTGGCATACTGCCCCTATAAGCCAAGGAGGGCGTGGCTGGAAGCAAGTGGGTTACACAGACATGATACATCTTGACGGGCGTGTGGAACGACTTGTTCAGAACAACGAGGACGCAATGGTTGACCCGTGGGAAATTACCAATGGTGCTGCAGGTTACAACGCTGTGAGCCGACACATCGTGTATGTGGGTGGTTGCGACAAAGCTGGAAAGCCCAAGGACACTCGCACCACGGCACAGCGTGAAGCTCTCAAACGTTACGTCCAGGACTTCCATCGCCGCTTCCCTCAGATACGCATCGTGGGACACCATGAACTGAACCCAAGCAAGGCCTGTCCAAGTTTTGATGTTCCATCGTGGCTTCGTGAAATTGGTATCAGACAGGTTTAATTAAGATTGAAAGACAATGGCAGACACTATATTCCAGATTCTGCAATGGGCAATCCCGTCAGGTGGTATTGGTGCTGCCATTGCCTGGATAGCAGAAAAGAAAACGAGAGATGCCAAGACAGCTAAGGAGGTGCATGACACCTATAAGGCTATGTACGAGGATATCTCAGCACTATTAGTTGAAACTCAAAAGAAATATGAAGAAACAAAAGAGCAAATTGAAACTCTCGGCACAGAGAACAGTCGTACCCGTCGGGCACTTAACCGCTTATCTCGGGCTATCGAGGCTATTCAGATTTGTCCTCATCGTGCTAATTGCCCTGTCAGCGGTGAGCTGTCACTCGACGAAGAAGCTGACACAGGAAAGCAGGTCAGAGCAAAGCACAGAACTACTCGACAGCGAGGCAGTGAACATCAGCACACTGCAGATGCACCCCGTGAAGGTACCAATGTCGGCAGTGAGCCTAACGCTCAATCTGGACACACTGCGCCTGCTGCCTCTCGGAGCAAGCTACACGGCACGGCAGGGGCAAGCAAGTCTGAAGGTAAGTCGTAAGCCACAAGCCAAAACATCAAAGGCAGGCGGAACAAACGAAGCTGTTGAACCGGGCGAAATCATCATTGAAGCCAATTGCGACTCGCTCGAACTCGTTGCCATGCAGCTGTCAAAGACGGTCAGCGTTCTTAAAAAGCGTCTTGCCCGTCAGCAGCACAGCAGCCAATCGCAGCTGAAAGAACAGAAAGACACTACATCATTCAGCAGCGTTCAAGTGGCGTTCAAATGGCTTTTAATCGGCATTCTAACGGGCTTTATCTTATCGAAAATAAGAACAATTATTTCATTTATAAAACGAAGAGTATATGGCAAATAAAGATTTTTTGTATGGTCTCAGCAAGATGACCTTTGCTGGCAAGACGGTTGGTTACATCGAAAAAGACAGCTTCGAGTGGGGCGGCAAGGCTCCAGAGAGCGTTGATGTCGATGCCGAGCAGGTGCCAGATGCCCCCGTGTTGACATTGGTGCAGAAGAATAGTACGGTTGAGCCAAAGTTCAACATGATTCAGCTCAACTATGAGAACATGGCAGCCTTGCTTGGTGGTCATGCAACAGCGACTGGGTGGGAGGCACCAACGGACTTGTTACAACTTAGCGGAGAGTGCCTCATCGACACACCAAGCGGAAAGCGTATCAAGATTCCGAATGCAGTGTTGCTATCGAACCTCGGTGGTAAGCTGACGCTGACAGAGGTTTCAAAGATTGAGTGCCAGTTGAAGGTGATGAAGCCTGCTGATGGCACAGCACCATTCTCTATCATCGATATCCCTGCAGGATAATAGTAGCTGATTATGGATGAGCGGAAAGTTCAACAAGAGGCATCGGAAGCCCTGCTTGACGTAGGGGTATCGGTGCCTCTGAAACCCATTAAAATACCTTTCTGCAAGAAACCTTTGATGCTTCGAATGGCAATGCGTCGCCCAAGGCTAAGCACGCAAATCAAGATTGCCCGACTCTACTTGAGTTTAGGTACAACTTATAAAGAGCTGGAAACGCTTGACAAAGAAGCACAGATGCGTTTCATTGCAGAGCATGGTAAAACGGTGGCTGACATGGTGGCACAGACGATGTGTGGCAAATGGTGGAAACCCGTATGGATTGTCTCATGGGTACTGCGTCACATGGTCGACAACCTCTATTTGCAAGTAGCGATGATGAAGTTTGTCCTACTGTTAGGCACTGAAAGTTTTACGAATATTATCAGATCAGCCGAGATGACGAACCCGATGAAGCTGCGTCTGAGCCAACGAAGGAAGGGGAGTTAGCAACCGAGTATGAAGGAAGTCATAGCCCCTTTGGTCTGGTGTGGCAAATCGCAAATGCCACAGGTTGGAGCCGAGAGTACATTCTTAACGGCGTAAACTATCAGACATTGATGATGATGCTTGCAGATGCACCACGCTACGTCAAAAAGAAGAAATCGAACATGCGTACCGAAGAAGAGGGAACCCCAGCAGACGATGTTCTAAACTTCTTCCAGAGTAATCTAACTTAAAACCTCAAAACAAAAAGATGAAGGCTGTTGAAATAGAGTTCTTAATGAAAGGCAACCTTAAACAGGGTATGCAGGAAGTCGGCGGTGAAGCAGATGTGCTTGACAGTCGGCTTCGTGGTCTGCGTAATACTATTGGTGGACTATTCGCTGTCGATCAGAGTGCAGAATTTGTCAAGAAGATAATTGATGTACGTGGTGAGATTGAGAGCCTTCAGATATCTTTTGAGACCTTAGCTGGTAAAACTAATGGTGATAAGCTGTTTGGTGATATCAAGGAATATGCTGCCAGTACACCACTGATGATGAACGACCTTGCTAAAGGTGCACAGACTTTATTAGGTTTTAATATTGAAGCAGAGAAGGTGATGCCTATCCTTCGTCAGATAGGTGATATCTCTATGGGTGACTCTCAGAAGTTCAATTCCCTTACACTTGCCTTTGCACAGATGAGCTCTACTGGTAAACTGATGGGACAAGACCTGTTGCAGATGATTAATGCTGGATTCAACCCGCTCGTCGTAATATCAGAGAAGACAGGTAAGAGTATGAGTGTGCTGAAGCAGGAAATGACAGACGGGAAAATCAGCGTCGACATGGTTGCCGATGCCTTTGCCTCGGCAACGGGTGAGGGCGGTAAGTTCCATGGAATGCTTGAGAAGCAGAGTAAGGGTATGAAGGGAGCTATCAGTAACCTTGAGGGTGCATGGAAAGATGCTATGAATGACATGGGAGAAAGTAGCGAAGGTTTCATCATGCAGGGAATTGACCTTGCAACACTGGCTGTAAAGAACTACGACAAGTTGGGTAAGGCTATCCTTACGGTCGTAGCTGCTTACGGCGAATACAAGGGAACGTTGATGGCTGTACAGGCACTACAGAATATCATCAGTCAGCAGAAGACCGCAATAGAAGCCGACCGTGTAAACGAACTGCAAGAGCTTGTTGGGAAGTATAAGGAAACACTTAACTCTGATGCTATCAATGGCGACACGTCAGCAACACAAGCAAATACAGCTGCAAAGGCTGAAAATAAAGCAGCTATTGATGCCGAAGTAGCTGCTATGGAAAACGAACTACGTACTAAGGTGGCTGTGGCAGAGGCTAATTACAATGAAGCTACAAGTCTGGCAGCTGCAGCATCCTTACAGGTTGATGCTGCGAACGAGGCGGTTGTTGCGGCACAAGAGCAATATGAAGCTATTTTACAAACTGGAAATGGCGAGGCTATTGAAGCAGCGGAGTTAGAATTGAACACGGCTGCTTCAGAAGCAAATTCAGCAGCACGCAACTTGCAGGCGGCACGTGCGAATGTTGCAACGGCAGCAACTGTGAAGGAGACAGCTGCCACACGTTTGTCAACTTTCCAAACACAGGTTGACACAATCCAAAAGAATGCCAACACACGTGCTACAGGGCTTTGGGCTGCAGCCACACGTATGGCAACCACAGCTATGCAAAGTCTGAAAGCTGCCTTCATGTCTAATCCTTTCGGACTCGCTCTGGTTGCTATCACTTCGATTATAGGTCTACTCTCCATGTTCACCTCTGAAACGAAACAGGCAGCTGACGCAACCAGTCGGTTCCGCGAGAAAGTGATGCAGGAGCAGTCGCAGTTGGATGCTTATTATGCCACCCTTTCCAATGTTGAAAAAGGATCGAAGACTTATCAGTCTGCCCTTGATAGTATCAATTCACTTGCAAAAGAATATAATACTCATCAACTTTCACTCAATGACACTTTAACAGAGCAGAAAAAGAAGTATGATGAGCTGACTGAGGCTATCCGTAAGCAGGCAGCAGAGAAGACGCTTGCCGAAGCAGCAGCAAAGGCGAATGAAGATGCCATGAATGCTGAAAAGGAAGCCATGGATAGTTTGCTGGAGAAAGCCAAAGATGCAACGCATAAAGAAATACGTGAAGCCGTAGAGACAACACCAGAAGGTGTCTCAATAATGGTTAACAAGTCCGTCGATGTTGCCAGTGAAAAGCTACGTTCTGTTACCTCTGCCACATGGAATATGATTTCAACGGAGGTGATGAGTCATGCTGCTGACATATCTGCTGCATTTGCCAAGTCTCAAGAAGATGGAACAAAGGCAGTTCAGGAGGAAGTAGATTCCATCGAAAATATCTTGCGTACATTGGGTGTCACAGATAAGGAAATAGAAGCTTTCCATGATGACCTTTACGATTACGTGAACACATCGGCACAGGGATTCAGTGAGTCATACGGAGAGTTGGAACGAACACAGGCACAGCTGGAAGGTATAGCCAGTGCTACTATCGACACGAAGGACACGACCAACGAAGCTATTGACCAAATGAATTATGAGCAACTGGTTGAAAAGATGCAGAGTGTTCAAGCGGAGATAGATAATATCAATGCTAAGGAGGTTAAAGTAGAGACTGATAACTCACGCCTATTAGAGTTGAAAGGACTTCTTATTGACATCAACAACCTTATCCCAAAGGCACTGACAGCGGGTTCTGATGCTGATATGGAGAAACGCCTTCAGGATTTGAAGAAGAAGCGTGATGGAGAGGTATATGGTACAAAGGCTTGGGCTGACTATAATAGTCAGATTGGTAAACTGACGGCAAAACTCTCTGCGCATAAAGGGGGATATGCCGAGACAATTTTTAACGAAAACAGGAAAAAGAGTAAAAAGAAACCTAAGAAAAAGAAAGAGAAGAAAGGTCCCTCAAAGGAGGAGATTGCTCGGCAGCAAGCTCGCTATCAAGAAATACTTGAAGAGCAAAAAGAGGAGCGTAAGCGTGCTGCTAAGGATTTGGAACTGGAAACGCAGCAGGCACGGATTGATGCCATGCAAGAGGGGTCTAAGAAGACGCTTGCACAGATACAACTCGACTTCGACAAGGAGAAAGAAAAGATAAAACGGAATTATGAGGATATAAAGAAGAGTAAGATAGAAGCTGCACAAAAGGCTTGGGAAGCTAATCCTGTCAATAAGGGAAAAGTCTTCCATGCAAATCCTGCTGATAGTCGATTTGCTTATACTAAAGAGGAGGAGGAAAACAAGAAAGCGCAAGAGATGGCTGCTAAGCAAGACTTCCTCAAGAAGCGTTCAGATGTATTCTCTGCCGACCGCCAGGCAATGCGCGACTATCTAAAAGAGTATGGTTCTTTTAACCAGCAGAAATTAGCTATAGCAGAGGAATACGCCGAGAAGATAAAGAAAGCAACAAGTGAAGGGGAGCGGCAGAAACTGATAGCTGAACGCAACACTGCACAAAGTAAGGTTGACGTTGATGCCATCAAACAAAGTATTGATTGGGGCAGTGCATTTGGCGAGTTCGGAGCAATCTTTAAGTCTGAACTTGACCCGCTGCTCGGTAAGCTGCGAAAGATAACCGAGAGCAAAGAGTTTAAGAGTAGTAGTATCCAAGATCAATCGGCAGTATTTGAACTGATCCATCGCCTTGAACAAAGTTCTGCCGTATGGGACGGCGACATATTCCGTAAGGTTAGCAATGACATGGAGGCTTATCAGGCCGCTATGGAGAAGCTCATCACTGCACAAGAAGTGGAACGCCACGTATATGAAGAGACTACTGAAAGTCTGAAAAATGCACGTGAGAAACTTGAACTGGCACAAGCCGAAGGGAACACCGAGGATATGGAACGCTGGCAAACGGAAGTAAACCGCTTGGTAGCTGAACAGAATGCAGCAAGCACAGCTGTTGCAACATATAGTCAGGCAGCCAATGAAGCAACTGAAAGTCTCAAAGCAAGTGCTGACAGAGCCAAGGGAATGTTCGAAGGGCTGGAGAGTGCTATTAGTGGACTTACAAGTGGCTCGCTCAAAGGTCTGGGTGGCGCGCTGATGCAGCTTGACAAACTCTTTGGCGGCAGTGAGACTACAAAGACTGTAGGCAATGCACTTGCAAAAGGGTTTCAGTCTCTGTTTGGGAAAGACAGCAGCGTAAGCAAAGCTCTCTCAACAGCTCTTGGTGACACGGGAATGATGGGCGAAGTTATTAGTGCTGTCCTCGGTATATTCGATGCTATTGCACAGAATGGTATCAGCGGTATTGTTACAAGTCTTCAAGATACTATACTTGGAGCAGTCGAGAAGATATTAGATGATGTGTTCAGTGGAGAGATTATCACAAAACCTTTAGGTAATCTGATGGAACACCTTAATCATATACTTGACACTGTATCGTTTGGCGGATTCAGTAAGTTGACCAGTCTGTTAGGAGATGGCGATAGCGATAAGAACTTAGAGCGTGACCTTGAAAAGCTCACTGAAAGTAATGCTGATTTGAAACAGGCTATTGACAATCTCACCGATGAGCTTAGTAAATCGAAAATGAGTGATGCTGGCAGCCTATACGAACAACAGAAGCGGAACATAGAGGCTTTGGAGCGCAATGCACGTGAAAGTATGGCACGTAGTGGTGCTGCATACACAAATGGACATTGGTACAAAGCATGGACTGATGGGCACCACAGCTCGAACTATAAGATTAACGAAGGCATGAGAAATAGCGAGTGGGATGCTATCAGTAAACTGCTGGGTAAAAACGTGCGAGGTGCTGCTGACGTGTGGACACTATCAAGCAAGGAAATGTATGAGGTCGCAACGAAACTCACAAGTGAATACAGCCATCTTAAGGATCTTGCTAACGATGGATATAAGGACGCAGCGCAGTTCATGGACGATTACATCGGCTATTGGAAGCAGTTGGAAAAAATAGAAGACTCCTATCGTGAGAAGTTGACGGATGTTAGTTTCGATTCTGCCCGCAACTCATTAGTGTCGCTGGTGAAGGACGTAAAGAATAGCAACCGTGAGATACTGAAGAGTGTCGACGAGATGTTTGAGAATGCTATTCTAAACTGGATGCAGTCAGAAAAGTATGGCGATAGACTTCGGGCATGGTACAACAACTTTGCCGATGCAATGAAGGACGGACTTTCCAAAGGTGAAGCCGAGAGCTTGAGAAATATGTACACCAAGATAGTCAATGATATGCAGGCTGAGCGAAATGCTGCTTACGATGCTGCTGGCATTGACCCTTCCGAAGGAACGCAGCAAACAGGGCGAAGTGGTGCTTTTGAGACGATGACACAAGACCAAGGAACGAAACTGGAAGGGCTCTTTACCAGTGGACAGCTTCACTGGGCAAGCATGGACAACTTGCTCGCTAAGATAGCAGAGCGGTGGGCTTCGGCTTCCGACTGTCTTGCAGAACTGGTTGAGAACACGTCCTATTGCAAGCATTTGAAAGATATATCAGAAGATATAAAAGCTATGAAACGTGACGGAATGAAAATGAGATAAACTTATGGCAGAACATATATTATCAGGACAGGTGTTTATCAATGACACTGACATCTGGACAACTTACAAAGCTTTCCTGCGTGAGGAGCAGAAAGGCGGACACGAGAATCTCAATGCGCTGCTCGCACCTGCAAAGACAAAGGCGAATGTTGCAGTCAATATACGAGAGCAACATGGTGAAGAGTATAGCGATGACCTGCGTCCGAAGACAGAAGGGCGAGACGTAACACTTCATTTTGCCGTTAGTGCTAACACTTCAAGTGAGTTCGTCAGACGATACACTGATTTCGTGCACTTTTTGAAGCAAGGCAATAAAGGCTGGTTGAATTTCCGATTTCCTACGCTGAATTTAGAAATGCGTATGTTTGTCGATCAGTTCCCAAGCGGGTTTACGGCAATCAGCAACCTATGGTCGGCTGGACAGCAATGCGGAGCCTTCAAGGTGAAATTTCGTGAACCAGTCTCCTCATTCTAATGGTGTTTAATCAGTATTCAAATAGCATTTTATCAGTGAGCAATTACTATGCAATTCGTAAACCTATCACTTAGCGGTAGTAAACGATAAGTTTACGCATTAAAAGTGATAGAGTTACGATGCATAAACGATAAGTTTATTTTTTATAACCTACCAAGATGATTAAAATATACGGGAGCGACAATAATTTGAAGTGCCAAATAGAACCAGGCAATAACAGTCAACAAGATAAAACTCTTGGCGGCGACAACCTGCTTTCCCTTTCATTTGTGCATCATAGTTTTGTTCAGTTGGATGTAAACGACTGGTGCGAATTTGAGGGTGAACGCTACTGGCTGCAGGAACGCTATCTGCCGACACAGAAGAGTGAGAGTGAATGGAGCTACGATTTGAAATTCTATGGTATAGAAAGTCTTATCAAGCGGTTGTTGGTGCTGAAGAATCCTGATGGCGAGAACGAAGCGGTATTCACGCTTACTGCCCCAGCTGCAGAGCATGTGCGGCTCATAGTCGGCTGTATCAATGCTGGAATGAGTTCAACGGAGTGGAAGATGGGTAGTGTCATTGCAACCGAGAACCTGACTATAGACTACAGCGGAACTTATTGTGACGAGGCTCTACGCAAGGTTGCCGAAGCTGCCAAGACAGAATGGTGGGTGGAGGGACAGACGGTGAACGTCTGTCGGTGCGAGCATGGTGAGGAACTCACACTGCGTTATCCAGAGAGTATCACGCAGCTTGAACGCGATACGGCTGATGGTGTGAAGTTTTATACACGATTGTTTCCAATGGGTAGCTCGCGCAATATTGACCGTGAGAAGTATGGTGCTGTACGTCTCCAGTTGCCGAATGGTCAGAAATATGTGGATATGAATGTTGAGAAGTATGGTGTCTTTCATCATTATGAAGAGGTCGCCTTTGCTGACATCTATCCGCGTCGCATCGGTACGGTGAGCGAAGTGAGGGAATCATCGGTTAAGGACAACGAAGGTAAACCTTTCAAAATATACTGGTTCAAAGATAAAGACCTACCTTTCAACCCGAATAAATACGAACTGGCAGGACTGGTAAAGCATGTGGTGTTTCAGAGTGGCGAGCTCAACGGCAGAGACTTTGAAGTGAACTACCATACCGAGGAACGAGAGTTTGAAATCATAACCACCTGGCCTTATAATGACGATATGCAGCTGCCGGGTGGACTGCTCATTCCGAAGCCCGGTGATAAGTATATTCTTTGGAATATCCGTATGCCCGATGAGTATTACGGACTGGCTGAACAGGAGTTCCTCGCAGCGGTGGAAGCATTCAATGACAAGCATTGCATCGACACGTCGGTGTATAAATGTCCGACGCATCATGTCTGGATAGAACGCAATCGGGTGCAACTCTATATCGGGCGAAGAATACGACTGGAGAGCCAGCAATACTTCCCCGAAGCAGGTTTTCGCAGCAGTCGCATCACCCGCATTAGTCGCAGTGTGACGCTACCCAGCCAGATGAATCTTGAAATCAGCGATGCCACAAGTACGGGCAGCATGACTCGTATTAATGATGGCATTAACGAGGCAAAAAGTTACGCAATGTCAGCTCTCGGTGCTGTGCCAGACATCATACGGAGCGGTGAATCTACACTACCGACCGACACCAATCTTTTTTCCGCCCGCCGCTCGCAGAAGGAGTTCCTAAGCAAGAAGGAAGAAGACGTGGCGCAGCAGCTCATCACCTTCCTCAAGGGTATCGGATTGGGAGTAAATGGGCAGTTTTCAATCAATGCTGACGGCGTGGCACTACTCTCTCGCATACTCATCGGCAACTATATCAAGGACTCGACGGGTGCGGGCATATACGCTGATGAGCAAGGAAACTATCACATTGAGAGCGATTACGTCCACGTGCGTAAGCAGCTGACGGCAGAAGAGATGCAGCTGATGAAGTCGACACATATCAATGGTAAGGTGGTCAATTCCCCTGGTAGCTTTACTATCTCAAAAGTTGAGAAGATCGAGGGCGGTTGGCGGTGCTACTTCACGCAGCAGGATGGTGATGGACGCAGGGTGAGTAACACAATGGGTATGGACGATTATGCGTATTGTGAGACGTTCAATCTCGTCAACACACAAGGCGCATTGGCGAATCATTACTATCATCGCCGTGTCTTTGGACTTGGTGTTGATTATGTGGACATCTGCGATAACACGAATGCAGAAGACTATGCAAGTGGTAGCGACGAACCGCGCATAGGAGATGAGGTTTCAACATTGGGCAACAAGACTAATCCCGCACGTCAGCACGCTATCATTCAGGCAGCTGCAGGGACTGGCTCACCTTACTATCGTATGTATGTGGGCATTAATTCGTTCTCAATGCCAAAGCCAAAGATTCAGATGAGTCCGACTGAAGGGTCTTGGTGGATGGTTACGGACGAACATGGCAACGATATGCCGATGGAGGAGTACATAGCCTCTTTGAAATCACAACTTAACGCTGTGCAGGATCAGGCAGACAAGCAAATTGTAATATGGTTTGGTGATGCTGTGCCGACAGCCTCAACAGGACCTGCCAGTGAGTGGGCGGATGAAGCTACAAAGGAGATGCACCTACATGACATCTATTATAATAGAAGTTACGCAGAGACAGGTGGTGGTCGGGCGTATTCATTCGAAAAGAATCCTGATAACACATACGCTTGGAAAGAGATAACCGATGCTGACGTGTTGAAGTCGCTTGAGGCAGCGAAACGAGCACAGGACACGGCTGACGGCAAGCGCAGGGTGTTTGTACAAGACCAGCCAGTACCACCGTATGATAAGGGCGATCAGTGGAGCCAAGCCACGTTCGGCGACAAATATAAGAACGACTTGCTGGTATGTGTGAAATCACGTGGCAAGGACGAGGAGTTCGATATCGATGATTGGACTTCGGCGCAAGAGTACACTACGAAGAAGTTTGAGGCACAGCTGAAAATAGGCGATAAGACGATTGATGCCTTTGTGAGTGATTTGCGAACCGACATGGAATCTGTGGGACTTCATCTTGATGGCGAGAATAGTACACTTACTTTGGTAGCGAACAAGACCCGCATACAAGCCGCTGACGGAACAGAATCAGCCGTATTCAATGCTGATGGCACAATCGACGCACGACGTATCATAGCGCAAGGCACGGAGGACAGGATAGAATATGGTATCATTGACGGGCGAGCTAATCTCATAATCAAGGATAAAGAGGGTAACACTATGCTACGATTGAACCGCAATGGCATTGTTCTTCCAACGGATATTACGGCATACGCACGAAAGCATGCGTGCCTAATGTCTGTCAAGGAGGCGGGTGATGGTGTGTATCTTTCGGCTTCGTTCAACTTCACACTCTATGTGCGCAATACAGGATTTGAAAATAGCACGTTCGGAGACAATATCCGAGTGGAGGTTGATGTCCCCAATCTTGACATTAAGAATATGGTTATACCAGTTATGGAGGGACAAAGCAAGGCGATAGCAGTTGATCAGTCAGCAGAAATTCTATATGTTGAAAGTTACAACCATCAGTATAAATCAGGGACTATGTTGCCCATAACTCCCCAATTTGAGTATCGTGTGATATGGCGAGGCAATATCATTGATTACGGACAGGGTGAGATAACAAAATTAAAGGAGGAGGAAGGGATAAGAACCCACCCCAACCCTCCCGAAGGGAGGGAGTTTGAATAGTTCTTAGTGGGTATTAAAGGTCAAAGGTAAAAGAATTAATGTATAACAAACGTAACAACAAGCAACACCACTAATCAGTCTCCCCTCCCTTGGGGAGGGGCTGGGGGTGGGTACTTATGATGAAGTATATCAAGCTACATATCACAGAGAGTCATGTAACTGACAATCGTTTTACACAGGCTTCCGTCCGTAGTATTGAGGATGCGACTGGCGAGAACTTTGTGTCCGCCCACCCCAAGCTGCTGCAGGATATAGTCTGCCATGCTCTATCATTGGCGCACGGCGTTCAGATTGAAGGCAACAACGGATTTACATACGTATTTCCTTTTAAATTATCATAGATATGACAAAGAACATAGAGCCTATATACATTGACCGAAAGGCAAGAGGCAATCAGCTCACCGCAGAGGAATTTAATAAGATTCCAGAAAAAGTGAATGAGCTTGTCAAAGCACAGAATGCCGAAGAGGAGCGTACCAAAGGAATTATAGCAAAGAACCGTCCTACGCTCGGACAGCTTTCAAACGTGAATAGCGAAACAGACGAACTCACATCCGAGACATGCGTTCTCGTATGGAACGGTGACGAGTGGGTCCCTATGAAGCTGTCTGAACTTAATATTGGACAAGGAGGTGGAGGGCAGCAACAGACCATTCTCTATTACTTGAGAGCAGTCAATCAGTCGCCATCGACAACACTATCGGCTTCTAAGTCAGCAGGCGAGTGCGCTATTCGATTTATGTTCGTTTCACGCACTAAGGATGTTGGACAGGCGGATTATGTTGACTCTGGCGAATGGGGCACGTATGAGATATTCGCCAAAGCAGGTGATGGTACGTTCGTAAGTAAGGCTCGTGGTCGCTGTCAGTCTAATACGATTACCACTGTTGATGTGTTCAAGTTCTTAGAGAGCGGTCAGAATAACATCATGGTGAAGATTACAGGTGAGGTGACAGGGCAAACCTCTCCTGCCTTGGTATATTCAATCACGTTGTCTGCCCTCTTCCTCTCAATATCAGAGTTCAACTGGTGGAAGGCTTATCAAGGGGATATTGTGCTGCCATGCTACATCAGCGGTAATATCTCGAAGACGCTTCATGTGAAGATTACAGGTGAAGGCTACGAGCAGACGTATGAGCGTCAGTTCGGTACCGCAACTTACACATCTTCGCCTGTAGCTTATACCGTGCCATTCACGAATAAGACGGGTATCTTCCATCTCTCTGCTTGGCTATCGAATGAAGATAATACGGTCCAGACTACTCCAGTTGGTTACGACTTTATGGCGGTCGCTAATAACGAAGCAGTGAAGATGGTTGTCGTGAATAATAAGGCAGAGAAGCTGCTTAACTGGTATGAGAACAAAGTATTGGAATATGCTGTATATGACGGCAAGGCGGTAACAACACCGCTGTCAATCTTGATGAAGAAGGACAACGAGGTCCTTCAAGAGAATGTGTCTGAGAATACTTTGACACAAACAAAGATGCAATACACCCTTTCGCTTGAGGTTGAGACGATTGATAACTCCGATTTCACAGCGTTAATCGGTTTCCGTTCTCACCCAACAGACGAGGTGCGTTTGCGTGATGCTATTCCTTTCCCTGTTGATAACTCACAAGGTTACTCTGCAACAGCTGGAGCAGTATTCTATCTGAATGCAAAGAACAGAAATAACACCGACACCGACCGCAATGTCCTCCGCAATCTCATCAATACCGAGCATATCGGTGCTGAATGGCAGAATGTTGCCTTCTCTCGAGACGGTTGGGTGACGGACGATGAAGGCGCACGCACATTGCGACTACTCGCTGGTTCACGATTGACTATTGATTACAAACCCTTCGCAAAGGAAGCAGCACAGAGTGGTAAGACCATCGAAATTGATTACCAGATTAATAACACCTCTGATTACGATGCAGAGTGCATATCTATTGCTATGCCTTATCAGAAGGGTTATATCGGACTGAAGGTGAAGCCATCTTCTATTATGTTCGCAACTCGTAGTGAGCGTAATCCTGATGTTCAGGCAATGAGTACAGACGATGGTGTGCGCATTCGATTGGCTCTCGTAATTAGTCCGAAAAAGTACACGTATGTACTCAATGGAAACACGTATTATCTTAACCTCGTCTATCTCTACATTGACGGCATTGAAGCTCGTAAGTTTGCTTACCTCTTGACAGATTCTATGCAGATAGGTTTAGGTGGTGGTATCGTCATAGGTTCTGATAAGGCTGATGTCGATTTGTACTCTATTCGCATTTATGATAGTGCGATGGACGCTGCTAATGTGCATCAAGACTATATCAATGCCCTTGCAACCGTAGGAGAAAAGAGTGCCGAGAAAATAGATAATGACATCTATGATACGCTCGGTACCACAGTCGACTTTGATAAGGTGCGTGGCAAGGTGAACGTCTTTACTTTCGACAAGCCATTGCCGGCTTATGAATACGGCAAGTCATATCGTCCTAAGGGCACGCTTGAGATATATCCGAAAGACGGGAATACGAACCTTAACCGCTTGACGATTACTAACCTTCAATTGCAAGGTCAAGGTACATCTTCTATGCTTTACTACCTATGGAATTGGAAGGCAAAGGTAGCTAAGGACACAACTATCGTCTATGAGGACGGACAGACAGCACAGAAAAAGTTTGAACTCTTTAAGAACCTTCCTAAAATCTCTAAGCTGACAGCGAAGAAGAATATCGCTTCTTCTATGCAATACCACAAGTTAGGTTCTGTAAACTCATATACCGACCTATGGAAGGCGGTAGGATTGACTAACGAGGGTATCGAGCAGGATAGCGAAGCACGTGTCTCTATTTACCAAGAGACATTCGTGGGATTTGAGAAACAGACGGCAGAAGACGGTACTGTGACGTACAAGTTCGTCGGTTTGTTTACAGTAGGCCCAGATAAGGGGGATGCTGCAACCTTCGGATATGATAAGGACTTGTTTCCTGACCTTCTATCTATAGAGGGTTCTGACAACTCGCCACGCTTGACACTCTACCAAGTGCCTTGGGACAAAAGGCGCATCCGCTATAATGCGGAGGAAGAAGCCTATCAGTATCAAGTCTCTGAACTATCTTGGGAGAACTGCTGGGACTTGGATTACGCTGACTTACCTGCTGATGATAAGGCTACAGCCGACAATGAGACCCGTCAGCGAGCAGAGCAGCTCGTTGAGTCGTATATCACGGCTTATAACATCGTGTATCAGTGTAATACGTTCATTGAACCTTTCAATGGAACGCTTGATGAGTTAAACGCTGACCCACATTCAACCCATATTGAGTATTGGATTGCGAAGGAAGGCGACCCGAATCAATACAACCTATACTATTACGATAGCTTGTATAAGCGTTTCTGCCCTTCTACGCTTGATAGCGGTGTGTCGGTGGTTAATCTCCGTCAGCAGTTAGTCGGAGATAAGTACGGATTGACAGAGTCGGTGTTCAACTCGATTAGTGATGTCGCTAAACTCAATGAGTTATTCAAGGCAGCACGTATTCAAAAGTTCCGTGCCGAGCAGTCACAGTACTGGGACATCACAGACTTACTTTATCATCAGTTATACGTAGAAGCGGTGGCAGCGACCGATAACTGCGCAAAAAACATTTATCCTTATAATTTCAATGCAGAATAGATATGGCAAAAAGTAAATGGAAATTTCGTCAGGATGACTTGGATACTATCTTCACAGTCATTAATCAAGGATTGATGAAGAAACCCTACTCGGTGGAATATCACGATACATACGAGGACGGTACGCCTGTGTGGAATGGAGAAAAGTCCGTACTATGGAACTTGATGGAGCAGGCATACCCTGAGGAACGGGCGCAAATGATGCGTCGTATGCTTGCGAAGATGGAGGAGTTGGGCGGTCTTCAGAAGGGAACGCACCAGCAAAAACTCTTTGCGTTTTTTGAGAAGTACTATTTTTCTGTGATTGATAAATTCTCATCTATGCTTTACAATGAGGATGGAAAACTCTACGAGAAGATGAAACTTGCCATGCTGCAAGGAACATACACGAACGATACCGACCCTCTTGGTCAGTCGCTTGGTGATGGTCAATCTCCTGAGGTTGCGTGGGTAAAGAAGCGCATCCAATATCTTATGTCTAAGTATTCTTTTGGTGACTACGATGCAAAGACTGCTGAAGGTGCGATTACTGTTCGTACCTCCGCACAGGCAGACGCTACGACTAATTCTATTGTTCTTCGTCTGACACCTGCAATGAAACTGTACCCTACTATTGCGTACGGTACCACAATTATGCGTGGTGCTCGCACGGACGCTGGTAAGGCTTGTGAGATTATAGTCGATATTAACGGCACGTCCGACCAGCAGCTCTCTGTCAAGTCAGCTGACTACCTGCTCGATATTGGAGATTGGAGTTCGTATGTAATTAACGGTGCACTCTCTATTATCGGTAAGCGATTGAAGCGTCTGAAACTTGGTGATGAGAACGAGCAGAAGGTGAAGATACTTATCTCTTCGCTTACGCTCGGTAATACCACCTCCTTAGAGGAGATTGATGTACAGAACATCTCGACCCTTGGAGGTTCACTCGATATGCGTAGTAACTTCCGTCTGCGTAAGTTCCTCGCTGGTGGCTCATCACTCACCGAAGCACACTTTGCGGATGGTGCTGCTCTCGAGGAGGTTGACTATCCGGCTACTACCTCATACGTCGAATTAAAGAACCTCGATAAACTCACGAACGAGCACTGCAACACAGAAGGTTGCGCTCCTAACGTTATGAGTTACTTTGTAAGCGGTTGTGACAACCTTCAGCCAGTGAAGAAACTCATCGACATCATGGATGCACAAGTAGGACAAGTTCCTCACGCTCTGCGCTACGTGCGCTGTGTCGGCTTCAACGAGACCTTCACGGACGGACGAGCCTTTGACAAACTCTCCCAGCTTGTAGACGGTACATATCAGGGTATCGATGCAGAGGGTCAGTACGGCAATGACCCTTACCCTGTTCTCGACGGCACTATCAATCTCTCCACAGGTGCATACCGTGACACCTACGATGCGCTGATGACTCATTACCCAAAACTTAAATTGAACATCGCTAAGTGGTGGATTCGCTTCGAAGACCCTGAGGTGAAGCGTATTTGCGTTGAAAACTGGGATAAAGACGGTGACGGAGAGCTCTCTATGGAGGAAGCTGCTGCTGTTAGTTCCATCGGGACTATGTTCGCAAATAAAGAATTTACTTCACTAAGAGAGATTGGATTTTTCGGAGCAAGTGAATTATCAAAAGGAGCCTTCAAGAATGTTGTTGTCTCAGGAGTATTAATCTATCCGAGCAGTTGTAAAGCGGTGTCAGACGGTTGCTTTTTCAACGCTACCATTGATACGATAGATATACCTGCGTCTGTCACGTATTTAGCTAGCACGTGTTTTCATAGCAGTAAAACTAAGAATATAATTTTTCGCTCTAAAACTCCGCCTAAGTTATATGGCTATCAAGAATTTGGCGGGAAGATACGTATGGGAAAAGTCTATGTTCCTGATGAATCTATTGAACTATATCGTACAAAATGGGGAAATTGGATTCCATTTGCACCTCTCAGTGAGTATCAAGGATGATACTCGCTGAGTGGTAGAATGTTCCCCAAGTAACCTTGCATAGCCTGACTATTCCATTTAGTGCTTTGCTTGTATGTTTCGACTAAATGAGAAGCTACATAAAGAGTGTCTATTCTTGCGTAAAGAATGCCCCAATATCTTATTATGTCGATATAGTTACTGCCCTTGAGGACTAAGCTCTTTATTCTCGCACTGTTAAATGAACCCTCATCTATAGCTATTACAGAAGAGGGTATTATAACACACTCCCCTTGACTAAAACGAAACATAGATTTAGGAACAAAGGTTAATCCTTCTGGAAGAGATATTGTTCCAAATATAGAACTTTCGAAGGCTCCTTTTTCGCCAAAAGGTTTTACCTCTTTTCTCAAATCAGTGAAATATTGAAGCTCCGTAAACCCTTTTATGGTACGATTTGTGAACACAGTCCCGATGGGATTAAAACGGTATTTAAATGCTATTTTAATCCCATCGGGACTGTATTTATCGGCAAAGATTCTATCAAGAATTTAGACCTAAGTTTTCTACACCATTGGGAACGGATTAACTTTGCCCATGTCAGAGACTGTAAGCGTTTGAAGCGTGTAGTTTATCCAAGCTCTCTTAAGGAGGTAAGCGGTGGATTACTTACGAATTGTTATGATGTCGAAGAAATAGTTATATTAAGTAAGGATATACGATTTACTTTTGGAATGGTAATTAATGGTGCTCGTTCGTTGAAGCGAGTTATACTACATGCAGAAACTCCTCCTGAGAACACAGACCCTTCTGCATATTTCTTTTGGTATGTCAACAAAGATGCGGTGCTATATGTTCCAGACGAAAGTGTTTATCTTTATAAACAAGTTTCTTTTTATAGCAAGTTCGCTAAAGAAATACTCCCTATGAGTGAGCTTTACGAATGATACTTACTAAGCGGTTCATATTCTAACCATGGTGAGAGATTAGCAGAACGATAAGAATCTACACTTTTATCAGGAACATATATGTGTTTTATCTTCGCTCCAAAGAACTCCCAATATCCAAATATTCGAGGGGGCTGAGTTCCATGGAAAATCAGATTGTCGATACGTGCTTCGTGAAAGCAAGTACCCGAGAGAAAAGATACAGTAGAAGGTAGCTCTATCGTTCTTACTGTGGCATTATCAAAGGCTCCTGTCGCTACGTCCGTGCAACCTTCAGGTATAACAATAGACTCTTTTACTGTTGTATTTTTGAAGGCTTCCTTACTCAGCTCGACAGCTCCAAACATACCAAGTTCTTTCAGCGATTCAAACGACCCACCTCTAAACATAGTCCCGATGGAACCCTCACCTAAACGCTCTTCGTATCTCCTTATTAATCGTTGTGTCTTTCACAGCAGAATACACCTGAGTAGTCTTGATGCTCTGATGACCTAATATATGTTGTATAATAGGTAAGCTCACTCCTTTACTCAGCAACACTGTTGCACACGTATGTCTTGCGCAGTGAAAGGTAATGTGTCTGTGGATATTAAATCGTTTGAGCACACGCTTGAGAACCAGGTTGCACCGTGCGTTACAAGGCAACTGAAACAATTTACCAGTAGTGGTCTTGTTCTCTTGTACCATTGCAGTAGCCTTACCTCCAAACATCTTGGAGATAGGTATTCGCACCTCGTGGTCAGTCTTCTGCATACGCATCACCACCCACTTGTTCCGATAGATGTTCTTAATATGCTGCTTAGTTACTTGCACGATATCTGAGAATCGAAGACCAGAATAGACGCTGAATAAAAAACCTTTAATCACCTTTCTCTCCTCTTCAGTCAAGTCTTCTTTTACCTCCTTCTCCTCAATCCGCCTCAGTTCTCTCTCTGTCAGCGATTGCTTCTGTACATTCTCTGTTTTTATGTGATACTTGCGAAAAGGATAGACTGTCATCAGTTCCTCGTCGATAGCGAGATTAACGAATCGACGAAAAATCTTCATAAACTTAGCTATGGTGTTTATCGCATACCCTGCATTCTTTAGGAAGTTCTCAAAATCGTATATACATTTATAATCAATCTGAGTGAAGGTTATATTTTTCTTAAACCGCCTTAGCACTGCCAGCGCAGCCTTATGATTCGCAATCGTCCCAGCTGTGTATGTCTCTTTTTCAATCTCACCTTCCATCCATTCAAGAAAAGAGCTATCCTCCTTGTATGCAATCAGAGTAGGGTTATCGACCAATTTGTTGACGTCACCAATATGCTTGATGACGTATTTCCCATCAACTTGAATTTGTATTAGCGCATTATGCCCTTTAAGCTGTGCTGTTAAGTTTTGAATAAGCTCTTTGAGATTCATTTCTTTGAATTTTGAGGACAACCTGCCCAAAAATTCAGTACCTTTGTAGTCTATTAGCAGGCTGCAGGTGAAAAATAAAAAGCCCCCAGCCTGTTAATAGTCATCTCACCTACGTATTAACGAACGAGCGAACCCGTACGACTGGGGGCAAATACCCTTGTCGCAGGTTCGCTTTATTCGTTAAATGTAAGTGAGATATTGCAAAGGTAGTAAAATTTAGGATAATGAAGATAATAGAAGTATTGAAATTTAACCGTGAGCTAATAAAAAAGCTCAAAACGGCTGGTATACGCTTGGAAGATGAAGCGTATGTAGACTTATATACTGATTATATGGCATTGATTGAACATGGCGAGAAAGTATCATATATCGTAGCACATCTATCAGATAAGTATGCCGTAAGTGAACGCAAAGTGTATGATTTGATTAGACGCTTCCAAAGTGACTGCAAAACGCTTGCAGTATGACTTGCTCTCGCTTTTCTCTTGGCTCAATAAATATTGCGACCTTTGCCGTGCAAAATAAGTGAGACAATGAGAAAACAATATTTATCAGCACCGCTTCCATTTCAGGGACAGAAGCGGATGTTTGCTAAGGAGTATATTAAGGTACTCCAGCAGTTCCCTGACAATACAACCTTCGTAGACTTATTCGGTGGTAGTGGTCTTTTATCACACATCGCCAAGTGTCAAAAACCCAAAGCCACCGTGGTATATAATGACTTCGATGGCTATCAATACCGCTTGGAGCATATTCCACAGACCAACGAACTCCTTACAAGATTAAGAGGCGTTATTAGTGTGCCACGACATAAACCGATACAGGGAAAGGAACGTGAGCAAGTTCTAACACTGATACGTGAGCATGAATGTTTATACGGATACGTAGACTACATAACGTTGTCCTCTTCCTTACTTTTCTCAATGAAGTATGCAACAAGCTATGAGGATTTAGAGAAAGAGACCTTGTACAATAACATCAAGGCAACGAATTATCCTCTATGCAGAGACTACTTCGACGGACTAACCATCACGTCATGCGACTACAAAGAGGTCTTCAATAGCTACAAGGATACTCCTAACGTCGTCTTCCTTGTAGACCCTCCATATCTCAGCACAGACAGCTCGACATACAAGATGTATTGGAAGCTATCTGATTACCTCGATGTGCTTACTATCCTCGCTGGTCACCGCTTTATTTACTTCACATCGAACAAATCCTCCATCGTAGAACTTTGTGAATGGGTAGGCAAAAACAAACTGATCGGCAACCCCTTCCAGAATTGTCACCGCCGAGAGTTCAATGCCCACATGAATTATAACTCCTCCTACACAGACATCATGCTCTATACGAACGCCATTTAA